CCCTTGCTATCCAACGGTGGCACGGACAGAGGTCTACCTATATCATGTTTCTTAAACTACGTACCCGACAGCAGAACAGGACTGGCTGAACACTATACTGAGAACATCTGGTTATCTAGTATGGGGGGCGGAATAGGGGGTTATTGGGGCCATATTCGCTCACAGGGACAGTCTACTAGTAAAGGTAATAAAACCACAGGGGTTATTCCTTTTATGCACGTGGTGGACTCACAAATGGTCGCATTCAACCAAGGATCTACAAGACGTGGGTCATATGCTAGTTACATGGACATATCACACCCAGAGATTATAGAGTTTATGGAGATGAGAAAGCCAAGTGGTGGAGATATCAACAGAAAGAATTTAAACCTGCACCATGGAGTGGTAGTATCTGACAAGTTTATGAAGGCAGTAGAAGGAGATCTAGATTGGGATCTAATAGACCCTAACAGTAAAGAAGTTGTCAAGAGTGTGAAAGCTAGAACTCTGTGGATAAAATTACTGGAGACAAGAGTAGCTACAGGTGAGCCATACGTTATGTTTGGTGACACGGTACAAAGAGGGCTGCCGAAAGAATTAAAAGCAAAAGGTTTAAAGGTACATCAATCTAATTTATGCAGTGAGATTACATTACCAACAGCAGAAGATAGAACAGCAGTGTGTTGTTTATCTAGTTTAAATTTAGAATACTTTGATGAGTGGTCAAAAGATGAGATGTTTATAGAAGATATTGTTAGAATGTTAGACAATACTTTAGATTCATTTATTAAATCTGCCCCCTCTACAATGTGGCGTGCAGTAAAGAGTGCACAGTCTGAAAGATCTATTGGTTTAGGTACTATGGGTTTCCATTCTTATTTACAAAAGGTTGGTATAGCTTTACAAAGTCCTATGTCTATGGGGCCGAACATGAAAATATTTAAACACATTAAATCTAAATGTGATAAAGCTAATATGCTTCTTGGAAAAGAAAAAGGTGAAGCACCAGACATGAAAGGCACAGGTAAAAGATTCTCACACATGACAGCCATTGCACCTAACGCAAGCAGTTCTGTTATATGTGGTAACACATCACCAAGTATAGAACCATTACGTGCTAATGCATTCTCTCAAAAAACTTTGAGTGGTTCTTTCTTGTTGAAGAATAAATATTTAGAACAACTATTAGAAAAGAAAGGAATGAATACTAAAGATGTTTGGTCCAGCATTATTACTTCTGGAGGGAGTGTTCAGCATTTGGACTTCCTCAATGCGCACGAAAAAAATGTATACAAAACCGCAATCGAAATCGACCAAGCCTGGTTGGTTGACCTCGCGGCAGAAAGACAAAAGTACATCTGCCAAGCGCAGTCGTTAAATTTATTCTTCCCACCAGATGCGGATGTTAAAAGATTAAACAGTGTTCACAAGAGAGCGTGGACAAAAGGGTTAAAGACTTTGTATTATCTACGAAGTGAAGCTATCAAGAGGGCAGAGAATGTATCTATGAAAATAGAACGTCAAGTCAGACAAGATAGTACTGAAGATGAATGTGTAATGTGTCAAGCGTAAGGAGGAAAGATGTCAGTATTTGAAGCACGAGATTATTACAAACCATTTAAATATCCATGGGCTTTTGAAGCTTATGATATGCAACAAAAGATGCACTGGCTTCCGAGCGAAGTGCCGTTACATGAAGATGTAAACGATTGGAACAACCGTATGGATACGGCTGAAAAGAATTTAGTTAAACAGATATTAACTTTCTTTACACAAGGAGATGTTGATATTGCACAAGCTTATATGGATGTATACATGCCTATGTTTAAACAACCAGAGATAAGAATGATGTTGTCTGCTATCGCAACTAGTGAAGCAAATCACGCACACTCTTATTCTTTGTTGAATGATACGATAGGTATGGATGACAAAGAGTATCAAGCTTTTCAAGAATACGCGGCCATGAACGACAAGCATGAGTATCTCTGGAAATCTAAGGGGGGCACAAGAGATGAACAACTTGTTCGTGACATGGCTGTGTTCTCAGCATTTGGCGAAGGCTTGCAACTGTTTGCAAGTTTCGTCATGTTGCTGAACTTCCAACGTCATGGTAAGATGAAAGGCATGGGACAGATTGTCGCGTGGTCTATCCGTGACGAGTCGCATCATGTAGAAAGTATGATTAAATTATTTCATTGCTTACTAGACGAGAAGCCACATGTTTGGAATGATAATTTTAAAAAGAGTCTGTATGATATATGCCGTGACATGGTGACACTTGAAGATAGGTTTATAGATCTAGCTTTTGAGTTGGGTCCTGTTGAAGGACTAGAACCACATGAAGTCAAGCAATACATCAGACACATAGCGGATAGAAGATTGCTGCAACTAGGATTGAAACCTAATTACGGTGTCAAAGATAACCCTCTCGAGTGGGTCGACTGGGTAGTAAATGGTGTGGAGCACACTAACTTTTTTGAAAATAGATCTACGGAGTACGCAAAAGGCGCACTTCAAGGGGATTGGGCTGATGCTTTTTAGCTTGACACAAAATCAAAAGTGTGCTATTATTACAGAATAAGGGGGCAGAATGGGGTTAGTCAGAAATGATTGACCCCACTGTTTTTTGTGTGTGGATTTTACAAAAGAAGAATTAAAGAATTATATTAAGGAATATCAGAAGCGCAGTAAAGAAGCGTATTCTAGATCTCGTGCTATGCGTGTTGACCCAAAAGAACGGGCCAAGTATCATAGAGAATACATGGACGCACAAGCTATGATACGTAACATAAACTACAAGATGACTAAAGATACGTGGTTGTATGATGATTTACCCAACGGTCATTTTGTAAAACACTTTAGGGTCCTAGCATCTGGTGATCCAAACAGGGTAGGAAAATTAGTTGATGCATTTGGGAGAGAGTATGACGTACCAAGAAAGGGAAACTAAGTATGATGGTTACGCTAAGAAATTGTTTTATGATTGGCGTAGAAGTAAGAAAGGTAAAGTTCCTATTTGGGAAAACTTAAACTTTAAAGACCGAGATGAGTGGCGTGGTGTGGCTCAACTCATGAAACGAGAACGAAGACATAATAAAAAGATTCGTTTAAGAGCAGGAGAAAAGAATGAAAGATTTACTACTCGACGCAGTTAATGCATTGGTCCTTGCAAAAGGTAACAAATCATTAGCCGCTCAAAATTTAAACATTCCTAGATCTACGCTAGTCACGAGATTATCTGCGGCGGAACGTGAGAACATAGTGCCTACTGTTAAGTCACCAGATTTAGAAGTAGCTTTGGCTGAACAAAAGATGTCGTATGATTTACAGATTAGAGATCTGAAGAATCAATTAGAAGAAGCTACGTTACAAAATGTGACGGCAAGTTATGTGCGTAAGCATGTATTTAAATTAGGTGAATATGATCCCAAGCCACCCAAGTGGTTAATAAAAGCGGCGCCATCTAAAAGTACACCTGGCGTTCCCACTTTGTTTCTATCTGACTTTCACTACGGAGAGGTAGTTAAGAAAGATGCAGTTAATAATCTAAATAACTTTAACAAAAAGATATCGCAAGCCAGATTAAAAACTACTGTAGAGAACGCCATAGATTTGTGTCACAATCACATGGTCAATCCTAAATATCCTGGCATAGTATTAGCTTTAGGTGGTGATATGATGTCTGGCAATATACATGACGAGTTAACAGAAACAAATGATGGTACTACAATAGATCATGTGTTAGAATTATTTGACCAAATGATCTGGACAATTAGCACGTTAGCTGATAAGTTTGGCAAGGTATTTATACCTACTTGTTATGGTAATCACTCTCGTGCTTATCAACAGTATAGAAATAAAGAAGCGGCACATCTAAGTTTCGACTGGATGTTGTACAATTTATTAGAAAAACATTTTAAATCTGTTAACGATAACAGAATTAAATTCCAGATACCTACTGGATTTGACACGTACTATAAAGTATACGACACTACGTATCTACTAACACACGGCGATAGGCTAGGTGTGAGAGGAGGTACAGGTATTGTCGGAATGCTTGGGCCTATTGCGAGAGGAGTTCAGAAGGTTAGATCAGAGTATACCAACCTTGGTAAGTCCATTGACTATGTTATCATGGGGCACTTCCATCAGTATATATCTATCAAAGGGGCCATTGTAAATGGCTCGCTCAAAGGTTATGATGAGTACGCAATGAGTAATCGTTTTGCTTTTGAGACACCAAAACAGGCTTTATGGTTTACACACCCACAACATGGTGTGACTTTCCAAGTTCCTATCATCTCTGAATTAGGGGTGCCTAAGAAACGTGGTAAAGAATGGCTTCAATGGGCCGCATAAATCCGATTCATTGGGGGCTTGAATGTGCCCCCTTTGTCTGATATAATAGAATATTGGAGGTAACTATGGACAATAATAAATGGACAGAAGATCAACAGTTTTCAATGGGTGTTGTAAAAATAGGCGGCGATGCTGTCAAAGTAGAGGAGAAGGACGATGGCGATAAGTCGGAGTCAAATTAGTCAACAGTTGAAAGGGAGATATAAAAAACCCCCTTCACACTTAGAACACAAGGTTACGTTTGGCAAACAACCAAGTAACAGGAATAATAAAAGACCCGATTATAAAACTAAAATTCCTGTTGCAGATTTAAAGCCAAAGAAAACTTTTGCACAAATAGAAAAATCAATCGGCGGTACAACAACTACAACAAAGAAAAAGGACGTATGATAAAAGTAGCATTTGCAATTATAATTACATCGATGCCCAACTGGCCGTCAGTAAAATATCAGGGATATCTATATCCAGATATGGAAACCTGCTTGGTATCTACTGAGATGTACGTAGAACAATTCAGAGCATACGCAGATAGTCAAGGAGATTACGACGCACACTTTGATTCAATGTGTTTTGAAACAGAATCATATCCAATAGAAATGTTTGATGATATAAAACAAGGGATAGGTTTTAATGCCTGAGTGTATTAACTGTGGTCACGCGTGTCATTGTAGCAATAGCGGTTCTTGTATGGGCGGCCAATGCGAATGCTCTAACTGTGAGCACGATGATACAGAGACAGAAAGAATTTGGGATGGCGGGTATTGATGCATTGATGAATCTTGTGCAAGCAGTTAAAGAAGCTGTTGGTGCAGGCACTGATAGTCCGCAACAAGAAATAATAGATCTGTTAAAAGACAAAGGATATAGCGACAAAGCTATAGCTGGTATCTTAGGTAATATAGAGCTAGAGACTGGTGGAACATTTGATTATCAACAAAAAGAAAAAGGTAAAGGTGAAGGCTACGGTTTGTTTCAGTTTGATCCAGGGGGCATGTTGCCTTACTATAACAGATACTTAGAAGAATCTGGCATGTCTGATTCAGCAGTAGCGCAAATAGATTTTATGGATAAAGTAGTAAAGGGTGAGATAACTTATTTTGATGGTGAAAGACAGGCGCCAATATTAGGTGGTGGCAATGTTGATAAATTACAAGAGTCATTTAAAAAAGATAACGTAGGAGAAATAGCCAAAGATTTTAATACCATTTTTGAAAAAGGAAAGATGAAGACTGACTATGGCAAGAGAGATGAACTTGCTGAAAAAAATTATAGTTTGTATTTCTAATGAATGGAATGGTTAATAGCAATTATTACAGGAGCGATTGTCCAAGAGGGCATAAAAGAAGTAACCCAAGTAACGAATGGAGGAACTAGAATGTTAGGAGGATTGCCTGTAGAAATGATTACAATGCTTGGCTCAAGCGTACTTGGTGGAGTTATGTCTATCTGGTCGCAGAGTATCAAAGCAAAACAAGATGAACAAAAGATGTTATTGGCGAGAGCTGATAAACAAATGTCTTTCGTAGAGAAAGCAAGAACATATGAGAACAAAGGGTTTCAGTTTACCCGTAGGATTATAGCTTTATCAGCAGTGTTTGCTATAATTGTGTGGCCCAAAATCGTACCTGTATTTTTTGATACAAGTGTTTGGATTACATGGACTGAGTTATCAAGAGGATTTTTATTCTTGATTGAAAAGAAAGAGGTGGTACTAGATAGCGAATACTTTGGAGTGGTCATAACTCCTCTGGATACACACCTTATGTCAGCAATCATTGGTTTGTATTTCGGAGGTAGCCTTGTTAAGAGATAGTTTAATAGTATTATGTATTGTATTATTTGCGGTAACAGGATTAGCTGATTCAACTAATGATGCAAATTCTCAAACAAATTCGTCAGGCAGTAACACCCAAATCACAGGTGGATACACCTCGACCACGACTAACACCTACTCTGGAGGGCAGACCAATACCACGACGAGTACCACTACATCAAGCACGAACGGGTCAGAAATACCACCGCCTTCCGCAAACAGTCCATCCTATTCAAGCATGTCTCAAGACGTGTGCTCGATGGGGGTTAGCGGTTCTGTTAGCACTGGTGTATTTGGGCTTTCTGGCGGTAAACATGTAGTTGATCTTAACTGTGAGCGTATTAAACTTGCTAAAGTATTACAAGACTTTGGAATGAAGGTAGCAAGTGTCGCAGTATTATGTCAAGATCCTCGTGTCTTTATGGCGATGGAAGCTGCAGGCACCCCGTGTCCGTTCGATGGTAAGATAGGCGCCGAAGCTGCTGCACTGTGGGATACATACGAAGAGTTAAGACCAGATTACAAACTGTATAAGGAACGCATGGAAATTAGAGCAGAAGTAGATGCAGTTATAGCGGCAGAGTTAGCAGATCAAATAGCTAGAGATGAAGAAGCTGCTAGAAAAGCGCAAGAAGAACTAGACAAACAGTTAGAAAGTCAAATAACAGAAACCGAAGCACCAGTAATATACGTACCGACTCTTAACGTTCATCAATGAGATGGTTATACTATAGCATATGGCTTTCAATAGCCATATCTTTTCTATGTATTTACAGCGTTGCAAACGCACAGACTGTAACTACAGGTAATCTATTACCTAATGCAAACGATGGTGTAGATTGGAACTCTAGTAGTACCGATCAAATAAATCCTGGAAGTTCTGGCACAGTAACAAGTGGCAACACCGTCAATGGATTTAATATTACTTGTCCAGGTCAATCTAATTGTGGATATAAATACAGTGTAGGTGGAGACTTTGAAGTCACAGGTACTGCAACTGTAAGTGTAGAAAATATAAAGTTATATAGCAATACCATAACACAATCTAAATTAGATAATGGTATTACATTAGATAGTTATATAGATGTAGCGAACTGCGAAAGCACACAGGGTAACTGTGAATCCAAAGGGGGCAGTAATGATTCTCATACTACAACTATAACGCTAAAAGATTCTCAAGGTAATGTGCTAAGTACATTGTCGCAAACTAGAACAGAAGTTACAGGGTTTCAAGGTAATTGTAATGGCTACCCTGGATCATCTGGTGCCGTAGCTACAGCATGCGGCCAATATAATGATAGAATAATTTACATGGGTGTAGGTGCTAACAATGTAGACTGGTCTTGGTCTGGCACAGATAGTAACTATACCAACCAATCTAGACAAGGTCCTAACTTGTTAGGTGCAAGATTGGACATGACTTATACAGATACAGAATACAATCCAATAGATGAGGATGCACAAGAAGCTATAGATGATATAGTTGAAGTAATAGATGATATCCCAGAAGATTTCTTTGAAGAAGAATTTACTTTTGAAGACGAGTTTATTATCATCGATCTGCTTCCAGAAACAATGCCAGAAGAAATACCTTTTGAAGATATAGAATCTTTTGAGGAATTTGAAGAACTGTTTATTGTTGCAGAAGAGATGGAGATAGTAGAAGAAGCTGACATGGAAGTTATTGAGGAAGAAGAAATAGAAGTAGCGGAGATGGAAGCTGAAGCTGAACCTATGACGGAAGTCAAGGAGGAAGCTGCCATAGAAGAAACGGAAGAACCAACAAAGGAGGTTCAGAATGAAGAGACTATGGAAGATACTGGTGAATCAATGGAAGAGGAGCCAGAGAACAAAGAGAGCGTATCGGAGGCTAATGAGGATGAAAATGAAACGACTGAAGAAGCAGAACCCGATAGCGAAGAATCTGAGGACACCGAGATACAAACAGCAGAGGCAGGAGATGAAGAAAA